CGCTTGCTTGTAAAGCATTTGTCACGTCGGTAAGTCCATCGGTCAGTGTTGGCGAAGTACAAGCGGTATCGGTTAGTTTTCAGATCACGGGGGCCATTAGCGGAGGTTTCTAGTGGCTGTACTTGGCGTCGAAGGCAAACTGGTTTTACAGCGTGAAGCGCCTAAGGAGTTGGTGTTTGCACCTGGAGCGATCAATCTTGCAAGTGACACTCTTCAGACAGCAAGCACGGATTACTTAAACGGCGATGAAGTTGTTTTATTGAGTGAGCGAGGGCTTCCTTTCCTTACTGCCGGTGGCGTCCCACAGTGTCCAGACGGTTTTGCAAATTACGCTGGTGGAATTTACTACAAAGGCACAAATCGATCACACATTGCGGACGATAGCGATAGTTTCTACGCCAACAATAATGATGATTTCTATGCTGATGCCCCACTGTTAAATGCTTGGCAGGGATTTGTTTATAGAGACAAGTTAAATAGATTAAGTTTCTACAGCACACACTCTGACGCCCTTAACGGGAACACGGAATCCCGGCTGGCAATGGAGTCTGTTGATTATCACGCCATGATCATGGCTTCCGGTGTAACCACGCAGAATTACATCAGCGCACTAGCCGCATGTGCTGGTGATTTGGGCGAGTACACCTTTAGCGATGCTCAAGACGAGGTTACGCTCAAAAGCGTTTGCGATTATGCACCAACCTATGAAAACCCTTTAGCTGGTTCAACTGAATATGACGATGCCAATTTAAGTCCTCGGCACAGAATCAACACACCTCCCACAGGTTTTATTTGGCAGGTTGTTTGTGATCTGGCCAACTGGAGCTTGGATCTATCGGCAGACAGTATCGACACCAGTGTTGTAGGCGAAAAATTTGGCGAAGCAGTAAAAAGCATCGTTACGGGAGGTGGATCGCTTGAATTTATGGTTGACCGTAAAAACAAAACCGAGCTGCAAGCAGACAGCAACACAATCCTCCATCTGTTGATGATGACAGAGCAAGGGTGTAAAGCGAATGCTCAGTTTTACATGATCAGTAGCGCGAGTGAATCATGCAATGCTTTATCGGGCGATCTCTATTATCAGGCCGATATTTTAATCACTAATATTGCGCTGAACTTGAGGCCACAAGAAATCGTTGCTGGAACTGCGAATTTCGTCAGCACAGGTGCGATCAGCTTAAAGCAGGGCAGCAACTGAAGCTAGACTAGACTCAGCACATTCGTAACGCGACTCGGCAATGACAGAAATCATCCGAGGTGGTCAAGCCGGTTCACCTGATGACATAAACGTATCGCAAGGCGATTACCGCGCCCAACTGGCCGCCATCACGGATGCAGTACGACAGCTAGGCGGAAACCCAGAGATTGCCCCTGGCGGAACAACAGTCAACGATCCTCTCAGCGCACCATACGTTTTATACGTCAACAGTTATACCGGCAAAGACACGTTTGTTACTGGCGATTATGCCAGTGCCGATGACGGAAGCTTTGAGCAAAAGATGAAACGCATTAGCCTGCAACGGCTTGAATGCGGCTATACCGAGGCGAGACCCTTCCGCACAATCAACCGGGCGGTCATTGAAGCAGGCATTATTACCAGCCGGGATTATCTAACGCTTGGGAACATTTGTGGTGATCTGATCAGTATTGTTGTTGCACCTGGCACTCACACTGTCCTGAATGATGAGGGCGCTGCTTCTACTTCTGCATGGGCAGACGGAGACGAACCAACAGATTCCGATTTAATTGCATTTAACCCACAAGAGAAGGGCGGCTTAATTCTTCCTCGCGGTTGCAGCGTTGTTAGCCTAGATCTTAGGAAGTGTATTTTAAGGCCGAATTACGTGCCGGGGGTTGCTGATGAAGCAATCGACCGATCAAACCGTCGTGCGATCTTCAGGATGACGGGGGGAGGGTACTACTACGGAATCACCTTTTTAGACCAACTCAATAGCAGTGCAAGTCATCACCTTCTTTCTTGCTTTGAGTATGCGAGTGAGGATCAATTAGATGAATTTTACGGAAAGATTCGCAGTAGCTTTGCTGGCGTTGCAAACATCGACAACTCGATTGCTGTAACCCGTGAATCTGAGTACAAGATTGTCGGATCATTCCCAGAAACCGATCCTACCGCCGACAGTGACACCGTTGTATCGGCTTCGCCTTACATCTATAACTGCTCGATTCGTTCGGTCTACGGATTAGGTGGAATTTACTGCGATGGCGCACAGGTGGACGGCTTACGTTCCTGTGTTGTGGCCCAATTCACGGGGGTGAGTTTACAGAAAGACCTAAGTTGCTGGCAAGTTTATAACGCCACTACAGATAGCTGGGATCAACTAACATCCGTTGATTTTGACACATATAGGGACACCGACCCAGACAGTGTGAGGATGGATCCTAACCGTCTATCATTCCATGTTCGGGCTGTAAACAACTCAGTTATTCAAGAAGTCAGTGTATTTGCTATTGGTCAAGGAATCCACCATTGGGTACAAGACGGCGGAGAAATTACGGTCACTAATAGTAACTCTAACTTTGGGGGTTGTGCCGCTTTAGCGGAAGATTACAAGACAAAAGCCTTGCCAACGGATACCAACTGGAGCGTAAATAAAATTATCGTTGCGAACGATATGTCCAGCACTACAGAAAGAAATACCAGAAAAATTGATTTTGGGGAAGTAGCTGCTGGAGTTCTAAATAATGCAACAACAATTGTCTTAGCAGAACCTCTTGAGCCTAGCCCTCGCGATGAGAATATTCCACTTGTTTTAGACGCTCAAAATTATACATTAAGAGACAGTAGTTACTTGTGGATCGAGAACTCAGGTGGTAAAAACTTCCGCGCACGTTTGGAAGCTACCTCTTGGGATCCAGCGACCCCAAATCAACTGCTTGTAAAAGAGACATTTGAGAACGAGGACGGGATCTCACCTGGGCAGGAGTTGAACCCCGGCCAATTCGCTGGTGACTTGGACGGTTCGAGGGTTTACATCCGAAGGGTAAGAGATGCCAGATCATCATCAGAACGTCGCTTCACCCTTTTACTGAATAACACATCAACAACGTCTCGAAATCCTTTGAGAGACTACACGCTTCAGACTGACGTTTTAGGCGGATCAATCAGCGGGGAAATCCCAACGAATGCTTGTATTACGGTCCAAACCGCAGCACCTAAAAAGATCGCTGGTGCGGGTGTAGAAAGATCAGCCGAAGTCGAGTTACGGCGTCAGAACGCTGACAACAGCTGGGCACCCAGTCGGTACTACCGCAAAGGTGACATTGCCCAGTATGAAGGGAAACATTGGATCTGCATCGAACAAAACGATGATGGAGCGTTTGACGGCAATAAATGGCAAGAAAACTATGTTCACATGGAAGATCAATATAGGTCAGAAGACTTTTTCAAGAACAGTGCTCCTGTCATTGTTTTTGATAACGATACTGACGGGAACCAAGACACAACAGATTGTGGATATTCATTCCCAAGCGTATGGACTTCTGACAGCACAATTGAGAAACAGTATGTTAGCGCCACAGATTACAAAGCAATCTTCAGCTTTCTCGTAAGTATTGGTTTCAGTAACATTGATGTTACAACGATATTAAAACCTAAACCCGAAGGTTCTCGCCAACGCGACCCCATCTCAAGCCTTGACGGTATTTCTGCCCCATCTGGAGCGGCAAATTCATGGGCAAACTGGCCGCTTCAGTTCCGTCGTCCCAGTCAGATTAGGCTATTTGGTCACGCCTATGAATGGGCTGGTTACCTGAACTACACAAAGGCACTGCCAAAATACCAAGGCGAGCTGAGTCGCCCCAACAAATTCACGTATTATTTCACGAACAAAAACGGCGGCAAAGTTTACGCCAGTGGATTTAATGAGGAAGGTTTTGCGGTAACACCTCGCGGACTTGAAGATGTAAGCACTGGAGATGTTCTATCTGTTGAGGAGTTGGGTGATACAGATCGTGAAATCGTATTTCCAACGTTCTATGAATCCTTAAGCGTCAATGAACTACAGGTCAACAACGAACTGAACGTAACTGGCGCGAACATTATTGGTATACCACCTGACCCAGAGGCGGAGACTGATGTAATTGGCGAGGGCGAACTTGCTTCAATCGAAGAGATTGAGAATACTCTCTCGGCTCCTACGGATGAGCAGATTAACGCACGTGGGGCTAAATTCATCACACCAGCTGGCCTTAAGTATTGGGCTCAATGGGCACGAGTCGTAACGTCCAGACCGGGTGTCACTAATGTCTACGTCGTTCCAGATAATGCGGTTATTAACGGAACCTACGACTTTGATGGTACGTCTGCTTCTCTTGTCTTAGATCCTAATAGAGATGCTACTAATGATCCACCATTTACAGCAGAATATGCTGTTCGCTTTTCTGACGCTGTTAGATTTTGCAATGATAATTTTAGTCCTGCGGAGACTGTAAGATACAACCTTGCCAATGGTCCCTACTGGGTAGGCATTGATGGTTTTGATCACATAGCCTATGTTAAAGGCGCTGAAAGTGAATTTTCTGATACGGCTGTTTTAAGCAATTTTAACTCATCTGTCTTACCCACGACAAATGTAAAAGGCTTAATGGACGGGTTTAACATTCCCGTACTTGCGTCATCTATAAGAACAACTGTTACACCACCCGACTCAACTGAAAGAGTCAATGTAATAACAGATCCGCTCAGACTAATTTTTAGGCAAGGTGGACGCGTCGAGGGGGTTGCATGGCTAAGCCCTGAAAAAGCTTGGGAGGATACTGTTAATTTCCCCGCCACTATTTTTGATCTACTTGAACCCTATAGGGGACAGGGTTACACAGTACCGCAAGCGATTGATCAATGGCTTTCATCAGGGGATATCCCAACTAGTTACCGGTATGACCATTGGACTAATACCAGCGTAATACTGGTGTACGATTCAGACCTCGACGTTTCAAATGTCGTATTTGATGCGCTGGCTCCTGGGGTCGGTTCGATTGGATATAGGGGCATCAACCCTCTGATTTATACATTTAACGAATGTAATGTTAGTATGGCTGGGGTCTACTTAATGGGCAACGTAAGAGTTACTTCGTACCCACTAACTTCGGCGTACGGTATTACTGTTGGATCGGAAACTCTAGGGACAGCACACAGCGATGAATTGATAGGAGGAGTTGCTTCCAGTGCTAAAGCAGTTTCTCTCGGTGTCTACTTTAACTGGAAATCTAGTATTAACGAAACCTCAGGATCTATAACTGAAAAAGATCTTGACGTGAACTGCATTCATTTACTAGACAATAACGGGCGCTACGCATTGATGGCAAATCGTAGTGCTACTAATGGAACTAGGGGGCCGTGTTTTCAAGCGCTGATTGGCATTCTGCCAGCAGGAAGTAATTTATACACTGGCGGCTATAGTTCTTACCAGACAAATTTCACCGCCTCCAATCACCAGCATGGGTTTGCTGGTGTGTTTGGCAACAGAGGTACTGGTTCAGCGGGACCGGTAGGCATAGCAGATCAGGTATATCAACCAGTTTCACTTGTACGAAATGCAAGCTACACCAATTACGTTTGGCAGCAAGCCAGGACAGGCACAGTCCTTAGTTCAAACGTAACGGAAACGCCCTCATCAGGAGGGAGCCAATCTGCCTATTCGTCCAGTAGCAGCAATGTTCTGAATATAACTTCAAAAGTCTGGTATAAAGGCTTAGATACGTCTACAGGTCAAACGGTTGGCGGTGCCCTAATAAACGATAAATTCTATGGTTGATTTCGGAGTTAGTTGAACTACTACACCGATTAGAATGTGCCTATCACCTGTCTATACAGGGTCAAAATCGCCTCCATAGGTTATGTCTTTACAGCTAGTCCTCAAGCATTCATCCGTCAGCGGGAAAGCGCCTACTGCTGCACAACTGGCTGAAGGCGAAATTTCAGTCAATATCAATGCTGATGGCCCGTTTCTATGTTGCAAAGACACCGCCGGAGATGTAATCCAATTAGGCGGGGTGACGATTGGAAACTCACAGCCCACAGATATAAAATGCGCGTTTTGGCTGGACATTTCAGGTGCCCAACCTGAGCTGAAGGTCTACACGGGCACTGCCTGGGTCGGTACTGCCATCAGCCCGACTATCACATCAATCGTTGGTACGTCTCCCGTCACTGCGACAACCGTTAGTGGAACCACCACAATTGGCGTCGATAGCGCAAGCCAAACTCAGGCCGGAGTTGTCGAGCTGGCCACCTCCGCTGAAACAACAGCCGGAACATCGAGCACATTGGCAGTTCACCCTGCCGGATTAAAAGTCGAATTAGATAAAAAGGCCGAACTTGCGAGTCCGGCATTCACTGGGAATCCAACCGCCCCAACGCAGCTACCTGCGGACAACAGCACACGCATAGCAACAACTGAATTTGTGGACACAGCTCTAACAAATTCAGAGATTTGGAGTAGGAGCAGTGGAAACATCACTCCTGTCAATGCAGCAGACACGTTAGAGCTGAATAGCAGCATCACTGCGGTTGGCCCACTAGGTGTAGGACTGCCTTTTGCGCCAGGAGCCCCTATCCATACAAAGGCCACTGGTACGTCTGGTGCCACTCTTGCGATCTTTGATGATTCTGGATCTACAACTACAGGTCGCTTTCAGATTGACACAACAGGAGGAGATAGTCAGAGTTCCTTGAATCTTAGTGCTGTAAATAGAAGGTATCTAGGACTGGGCCAGGTTGGAAGCCCTGATCTTGTTACTGATAGTGGTACGAACAGCGTCCTGATCGGAGGAACCTTACCCTTATCTCCTAATATTACGCTGAATAGTAACGGTAGCATCGATGCGACTGGCAATATCAAAACAACTGCATCAATAATCGAAGCTAAGGCTGATCCCTATCAAGGGGCAAATACAGGCACTCAATTACGCAACGGCACAGTCGTTGCCTCAGGCGATACAACTAATTATATCTTTCTTGGCTATACAACAGGAACTGCTGCTCAAACTATAAGTATCTACGGTGATGGCAGAATCGCTACGGATGGCAACATTACTTCTCAGGGTGATATTCAAACAGCATCGCAAAACGGCGGCCAATTAGCCGGAAACAGAAACTTGATAATCAATGGCGGGATGACTGTTTGTCAAAGGTTATATTTACTGAACGGCGGAAGTACCACTTTTGTCAACCCAAGTAATGCTACCTATCAAATAGACAGATTTCGCACCGCGACAACAATTAGCGATATAAACCTAGATAAGAGTACCGACGTACCAACTGGCAGCGGATTTATTAACTCCCTTCAATACACCAGAACAACAGGAGGTGCTTTAGGCGTAGACGACTGGCTGTTAGTTACTCAACAAATAGAAGGTTTTAACACGGCGCGACTAGCTTATGGAACTGCCAGTGCAAAGACAATTACTGTGTCTTTCTGGGCGCGGTCAAGTGTTCCAGGCAACTATTCCATTACTCTCAGAAATCTTCTTATGGATAGAAGCTATATTAAACAATACAATTTACCAAACGCTGATTGGAACTATATTACGCTGACAATACCGGGATGCACTGACGGAACTTGGGAGACTGGATCAAGCTCAGGTTTAGAACTTCTTTTTGCGTTAGACGTTGGCTCAAATGCTCACGGAACTGCTGATTCTTGGAGTAACGACTCGAAATGGGGTCTTGCTTCTGATGCCAACACCTGGGCAGACACTACAAGTAATACGTTTAATGTGACAGGCGTTCAGATAGAGATAGGATCTGTAGCCACTCCCTTCGAGTATGAATCTTACGGGGATGTTCTTTCTGAATGTCAAAGGTACTATCAAGATTCCCCTGGAGAAGCTGCACCTGGCATCATTGGCCCAGCTATATCCGTATCAAGAATAGCTGCAAGCAGTTACTTCATAAGAAGTATGCGAGCAACGCCTACGGTAACGATAGTTAGTCCGAGCAATTTTACGCCGGGGAAAGTCGCAGCCTACAACAATGTAACTACTGATGTTGGGGCTAATTTTGCCGCAGTTTCCGTCAACAGGGGCGGGTGGACTTATATGCTGGGAGGATCCGGCTTAGTCACAGGAGATTTTTACCGTTACGGGTATTACGCTGAAGCGGAACTTTAATTAGTTACGGCAGCATTCAGTTAATTGATCCCCTTGCTTTCTAAAAATGCCTCGCTCATCAAAAGTCAAAGCCGCAGCTTCTAAGACCGTTCTTAATAAAATCGTTCCACCTGTTTACACATACAGGTGGTTGGATGCCACAGAGACTGACCTCCTCAGAACTGATGTAGAAGGCAATCCGTCTTCTGTTCCTACAGACCCAAACAACCGGGATTATGTAGCGTTTTTAGCCTGGGTCGCGAAAGGAAACGAGCCACTGCCGTTTATCCCCTCTTAAAAGCTAAATGGGGGGGGGGAGTGTCACCGGCTCACGCGCCCGCATGACTGTTGACAAGCAGCTCCCCGGCTACTTCACGACAAGCCGACCTCGAAAAGGTGGTTGAAAATCGATCCTACCTTCAGCTCAACGCAAGTGCAACCTCAGCCTCTCGACGACGCACTAGACCAGGCAACACCTGTCCACCTCCTCTGACCCACTTAGGTAACTCCTCACTAAACACCCGTGGTTTGGGCTCACCTGCATTGAGTCGACGCAACAGGGTTGATCCCTGGAACGCACCACAGCCGCAGTTGAACGCGAAGGACACCAGAGCTGCGTATTCGTTGTCAGTCAGGCTTACCTTCACCTGAGAACTAACGCAATCCTCAAACCTCCATAAGTCTTTTCTCAGCAGCTCCTCAGCCTCTGGCTCGGTTATGCGCTGACCAGGGTAAACGTGATCGCCAGTGGAGCCGTACCCAATAGTCCACACTCCAGCGGGACAAATGTAGGCATCGAGCCTCAACCCTTCAAATTCTTTTATGAGAGCCAAGCCAGCTGCGTTAATCACACTGATGGCATTGGGCTTTTCTTTTGCTGAGGATGTCCTGTATTTAACTATCCAATCCGCTTCTTCTTCTAGGAGCTGAACTGGCATACACCGCCAGAGTTCACCTATAGCGTCTAGCTGGTGCGTCTCACCCTGAAAGTAACGGAAAAAGTTTGTAAACCCTTCGAGCGTTAAACGAGTCATCAAAGAAGAGGGTGTTGTGCCGACCACAGCTTAAGCCGTTTCAGGCTGTTTGAAATTTTCTGTCTTACTCTCTCTCTTGACAGCCCTACTTCCTTAGCCAGCACCGTTAAGGTAACAGCGTCATTGCCGTATATCCCGTAATACCTAAGCACTAAATACTTTTCGGAAGGACTCAAACGTTCCAGCAGACTGTCCATAGCCTCCAAACGTATATTATTTTCAACTTTTCCTAATATATCGTCTTCAACAGGAACCAAACTAAGCAAGGTAGTTTCTCCGTCTGTACTGTTAATAGGCTTGTCTAGGCTGCTTGCATCGTAAGAGTTGTCGAGATAAAGTCGCATCTTATCTTCTGTAACTTCGCAAAACTCTGCTGACTCTTTAAGTGTTGGAGCCCTCCCGTGAATTAAAAAGAAACTAGGCGTCCACTTCCTAAGTTTTGCAAGCACCTCACCAGCATGGGAAGGCAGCCGAATAATTCTGTCACTACAACTCAGGTAACGTGTGATGCCTTGCCGTACCCACCAGTAAACATAAGTAGAGAGGGCGTACCCACGCTCTGGGTCGAATTTTTTGATACCGTGAGACAGCCCGATGTTTCCTTCTTGGATAAGATCGAGCAACTCAGCTTTAGTTACTCTATTGCGAAATTTTTTAGCGATAGAAACGACTAATCTTAAATTACAGTTGACGAGTTTTTCAAAAGCCCGTTTACCCATACGCTTCTGTCTATCCGTGGCGTCTTTGTCATTGACCCATATAACAACATGCCGCGCTAGGAGTATTTCTTGATTTTTAGTCAACAGAGGGTAACGTCCAATCTCTGCCAGATAAGCAGCCAAAGTATCAACCATTAAATCTCCTCCACCGGAACAACAAAAAAGTCACCGTAACTATTTTGGTGAAGCGTCCGACATACATCTACAGCTTTCTCAACAGTTACATACGTTCCGGCGTCAATACGCATCGGAGTGTAGGCAATGCCGTCGCCTGAGTTGCCGTAAGCAGCGGCCAGATACTGTAAACCATCAGAGGTGGAACGAGCTAATGCGTAGCGTGTCATGAACAGGGGTAACCAGAACCCTGATACAGTAACACACTATCCCTACTCAGCTTTTATCGGGCATTGAACCGGCGGCTCTACCTGGCACTGAGCCTGGGCCTCCTTCCTTTTCCTGGTGCGCCCATTCACCCTGTTACTCACAGACTCTCTCCAAACCGCGTGATCCCTAGCCTCAGCTTCTCCATAAACAGCGGAGGGTAGCGTTCGCTCCAGGTGCGAGTAAAGAATCTCGCGCATCAGAGCAGTGCTACGTTTTCCTTGCTCTTCGGCCATATCTTGTAGCAGCTCTGCTCTATTAGGGTCCAGCAGTAGCTGAACGTAGATTTTAGCCCCGTGCCTTGTACTCAATTAACTTAACGCGAATACGCATATACTACACTACCAAATCAGAGGTTGATCCAGCTTCGCCGCTTTTGTCTTAGCGCCGTTGTTTTGCCTGGTGCGTGACCGGGTACGTTGTTTTCGGCAACCAGTCCGCACTTCTTCCGCCCGCTGCAAGAACAACGTGGCCCGCATGATGTCAGACACCCAGCTAGTGCTACACGCCTCCAACAGCTCCTGCATCGCTATCTGCCTGCCAGTTCTTGAATCCATCAGCAAGTAGGTACGCACAGCGCATAGCTGCGCCAAGAGTACCAAAAGTTTCTTCTGTAGTAGACCCCGCCATCTTCAAATGCCACACGTTTCCTGTCCGCGCCACTGAAAAACCAACCACCACTTGCCAAAAAATCGTCCAACA